CTTCCTCTTTTTCAGCCGGTTGTGTTTCTTTGCTTAAATCGTCTTTTTCTTTTTCTCCGTTTCCTAAATCAGCTTTTTCTTCTTCTTCTTTAGGTTTTTCGGTTTGAATGTTTTCTTGTTCGTCATCTGGTGCAACTATTGTTTGCTGACCACCAAATCCAAAATCATCTTCGCCCATAATTGTTTCTTTTAAATGATTAATAAAACAGTTTTACTTGATGCAATTATACAACAAATTTCCCATATAACAAAATATTTATTTTTTCCAACATTATCTCTTTTTTACTATTATAACTACTGCTAATAATCGTTATAAATTTTTTCAAACATTATGTCAGAATCTCGTTTTGAGCGCACCGAATTTGCCATTAAGGATTTATCGTTCAGCGAATTATGATGCAAAAACGCGCCTGCTGATACCCATAGAAACAAAAATAGGTATCTCGACTTTCATCGAGATACCTATTCTTTTATTTAGATTTAGGTCTATCGTATTTATTTTTGTTTTCTTTAGCTATTTTAAGTTTAGTATCAATATCGTGTATTTTAACTCTTCTATCTTGTTCTTTATTATAAAGATCGAGCAGTGATTTTTCTCTATCAAGTTGATTCTTTTCTCTTTGAACTTGTGCTCTCTTATCTTCAAGTCTTTCAGCACCTTGTTGTTTGAGTTCTTCGCTCACACCATTATCATAACTAATCATATTAGAATCAGCCTGAATTAAAGCAATCTGTTCTTTAATATATCCTTCAAGTTCAGCAGTCTTTCTATCTTCTTCTCCCTTAGCAGCAATTTTTTGAAGTTCAAATTCTTGACGCATTTGTTCGAGTTGTTGGTCAAGTTCTTTTAATTCAATTTCATGTTGCTCTTTTTGTTTTTGGAAACCAGCAATTAATTTAGAAATTTTAGCTATATTATCTCCTTCAATAGCTGCTACTGCCATTTGCATATCACCGTTTTGAGCTGCACTAAAGGCTAATTGACGAAGATTTTGTAACTTCTCTTGTTCAACAATAGAATTTTTAGCTTTAATTACATAATTTGCATAAATATGAGAATTTATATCAAGACTTATATAATTTAATTTATTATTTTCATCTCTAAAAGAAGTATCAAGACCATCTATCCAAGCAAGTTTGGAATAATCCATATCTCTTCCATAGTCTCTTTCTCTCAAACAATCCATCATAAATTCTATGATAACTGTTCCCATAGAACCTCTTGCTATTGCTTCTTGAGTTGTTCCTTTACCAGCACTTACACCAATTTCTCCATATCTCTGAGGAGTCATATCTGCAACAAGTTTTGCAGAATTATCAATTTCAGTAAGTAACTCTGTAAGATATTTTATATACTCAAGACTATGAGCTTGCAACAGTCTAACTTGTTGTGCTCTAAGCATACCTTGATCATCTTTATCATCTATATAAAGAACTCCATCTGCAATCATTCTATAAATAGTTTCTTCACTATTTTTACCAAGTAAAGACTTAGCTAAAAGTAAAATATCCATTTTAGCTTTAGCTACTTGCATCTCTCTATGATAAGCTACTATATTATAAAATACTTGATAAGGAGTAAGTAAATCAATTAAACTAAATCTTCCATAACCAGGAAGTAATTCCATCAAACCATTATAAGGAAGTTTACCATTTCTATTATATGCTATAGCTCTTGCCTTATAAGGATAAATTGAATCATTTCGAGTTCCTATTCTTACAGATTCATAAACTTGAGGAACAAATATATATTCTATATCTAAATCACCCGTAGAGGGATTTAATTCATAATCGTCTGGCTCTATTCTTTGAGTAATCATTCCTATCTCATTAACATAACTGACAACTGCTTGTCTTTCTTCTCCTCTCCAAACTGCGTGCCAAACATCAATTAAATCTCCATTATAATCCCTTCTAAGAATAGGTTCCTTTTTAAAGAAAGCTCTTTCCTCAGATGTAAATTTAGAACAAATATCTTCACAAAATCCCATATATCTATCAAATCTATATGGTTCAGCAGCACCACTTCCTCTTTGATAATATCCTTCAAGAAATTTTCTTTGATTTTCTGTAAGATATTCATCAAATTCATCTAATATTTGTTGTAAAGTAAGTTTTCTTCTTTCAACAAACATATCAAAATCTTCAACAAATTGAGAATCATTCGGAACAGGATAAGCATCTAATACATTAACTGTTCTCTTAATTAAATCTGTTCCATCAATATCTCCATAAGTATAACATTCTCCAAATGTAATAAAATCAAAATAACACTTTGTATAAAACAAAGTATCTTCTGTTATATCTCTAATTACATTTAAAATATCCTGACCTTGAGCAGAAATATCATCTATATAATTGTCATTAAATTGTTTTATAAATTCTTCAACATTTAATTGCTCTTGAGGATTAAATTCTTCAGGATTTCCTCCTTGATTTATAAATTCAGCATAACTTCTCTGTATTTCTACAGCTATTGCGTTTTGAACAAGAACATTTAATTCTTCTCTTAATTTAGCATCTTTTCCTAAAACAACTTCGGGATTATTTGCACCAACTATAAAATCGTGATTATTTTTATTATATTCAGAAATATATCTACGAATTATACCACTTATCAAATCATAATTCCGCATTGTAGCTGGAAATCTTTTATATTTTTCATTAGTAGCATTGTAAGGATTAAGAATCTTTTTATAAAATTCATCAGGTATTTCATTATGAAGAATTTTATATCTTTTTACCATATCTTCTTTATCTCTCAATCCTACAGCTTTTCCTATAACCCAATCGCAACAATTAGCATACCACTCAGCTTTAGCTTTTGTAGCATTACTTACTCTTTGTTGTGGAAATTCATAATTACCTAAAGGTTCCATATTTAAAACCAATCTCTATTAAGTATATCGTTTTCGTCTATATTTTCTGCCGTTAAAGGTTTTCTATTTTCGAGTTCAAATTCTCCTTTTAATTCCATTGATTTCCATTCAACTCCTCTAAGAAGCATTTCAGATACTCTATCGAAGTTACCTTTACTATTCCATTTTTTTAATTCAACAATGGATTGATAATCATATATTGTTTGAAAATTATAAATAGGTTTTCCAAATTCATCTTTACCTATTTCTTCATAAAGAAATTCTTTCAGTAATCGTATAGCTTCAAGTTTATTACCAACATTGATATTATAACCAAAAGTCTTACTATACTTTTCTTGAATACTTGTGTCCCAAACAAATAAAGGTTCAAAAGATAAATACTCTAAAGCTCCCCATTTTCTAAAATTAGAAACAGTTTCACCTCGGTTAGTTTCAACATTAGTTGTACCTTTACAATTATAATATCTCGCTAACTGATAACAAATCTCATCTGCCTCACTAAGTTTATCTGGACGACCATAATAAGCAGCAACAAGACGCTGTTTAAATCCGTTAAGAGGATGAGGATTCATCCACACTTTAATACTATTGTGAGAATGTTTATTTGTTATTTCATCTTTTTCTTTATCAACACCAACTGGGTCATAAGTAATACTATATAATCCCTCCGGAATTTCTTTTATTCTTTTATCCCCAACAATTTTTTCTATATATTCGGGATGAAACCAAATACGAACACAACCATGAGGATCTTCATTACTTCTACGAGGAACACCATAAATCCAATCGTAAACTTTTTTGCCTTCAGCAGCTAATCTTGCATTTGATTTAAATTTAAGAACTTTGTTCTCTTCTACAAATTGACCATCAGTATAAAACTTTAAATCATTATCTACTCTTAATCTGTTTTCCCAATCATTCAATTCATCAGAACTAAATATATTATCAGAAGCATTACTAAAACTTTCAGAAGGTTTAAGTGCATATTGGCCTATATAATTAATATAATCTCCATAAGTTTTAGCTTTAGCTTTTTCTTTTATTCTTTCCTGCTTTGCTACCTCAAGTGCAACTTGAAGATTACTGTTACCATCATCATCTAATGCTGAAACATCTCCAAGCTTTCCTTCAAGTCCCCAAGCATAAGGTTTAAAAAAGCCACAAACTTCTCCTCTTGCATCATCATCCCAAACATTTTCAAACTCCATAAATCTATAACCACGAGGATTATAAAAGTTTTGTTCAAAAACTTGCATATTTCCTCTTGTAGCAGTTCCCCAAGCCATTAGAGTACCTGTAACATACGAACCAGTTTTC